TCTCTATTCTCTGCTATGCATGGTAGTCTGGTTACCTCCTCACTTATCCGTGAGACAACTGAAGAGGTGAGTCAGAACTACGGCTACAAGTTCGGCCAAGAGGAAGAGACCTACAACATCGTGGCTGCCCACGGTTACTTCGGTCGCCTGATCTTCCAATACGCCTCCTTCAACAACAGCCGTAGCCTTCACTTCTTCCTGGCTGCCTGGCCTGTTGTCGGCATCTGGTTCACCGCCCTCGGCGTGTCAACCATGGCCTTCAACCTGAACGGCTTTAATTTTAACCAATCAATCGTACACAACGGTCATGTGATTAATACGTGGGCGGATATCCTTAATCGAGCTGGTCTCGGTATGGAGGTCATGCATGAACGCAACGCCCACAACTTCCCACTGGACTTGGCAGCAGCTGAGACTACTCCAGTGTCGCTGACGGCACCTGCCATCGGCTAATCTTCGTACGTTCATCTATGTTTGACATAAAAATCGACGATCACGGAGCACGTATTATACGTGATGCTCTTAGCGAATACAAAAGAAAATGGTCTGGTGGTCACCCACAAGAACAGATTGACATTGAGTTCCTAGAGACACAATTCAATCGTATGGTTTTGGAGTCAACATTAGACGCATAATTGCCTAGCATGGAACGGGGCTAGGGTCTACGGAGAACTATTATGTCTATCAATCTCATTCGTTTCCTTGCATCACAGAAAAAGCGTGCAGAGCGTTATCATACTGATGCCCTCCGCTACCGTGGTGTAGTGTATAAAGAGATCGGCTGATTCCGTAAAAGCGGACTGGGGAGTGCAATGCTCCCCTTCAGTATTTGGCATTGGCCCGTACGCGGACACCCTTTGCCGAACCGGTTTGGTAGAGACCTTAATTTTTTACCACAAAAATTTTTTATCAATCGATTGGTAGTGCTTTTATATTAAGTATTAACTACTACAATGGCTTTTCAATCTTCTGTGAACCCAGCACAGCTTACTCAGCTGGGTCAATCTAACCTCGCGGGTGATACTCGCGCTCTTTACCTGAAGTTGTTTTCAGGTGAGATGTTTAAAGGATTCCAGCATAATACAATTGCTCGGGATCTGATCATGAAGCGTACCATTAAGAACGGCAAATCTTTGCAGTTTATTTACACTGGTCGCACAAAATCTGAATTCCATACGCCTGGAAATAGCATCCTGGGTGACACCAACAATGCACCTCCGGTGGCTGAGAAGACTATCACTATTGATGACCTTCTGATCAGCTCCGCATTCGTGTATGAATTGGACGAAGTTCTGGCTCATTACGACCTGCGTTCTGAGATTAGCCGTAAGATCGGCTATGCTCTGGCAGAAAAGTATGACCGTCTTGCATTCCGTGCTGTGGCACGCGGTGCACGTCAGGCTTCTCCTGTGTCTGCTACTGGATATGTTGAGCCCGGTGGTACTCAGATTCGTGTTGGTTCTACCACTAACGATTCTGACGCTTTCAACTCCTCTAACCTGGTTGCTGCATTCTATGATGCTGCTGCCGCTCTGGATGAGAAGGGTGTGTCTTCCGACGGTCGTGTGGCTGTCCTGAACCCCCGTCAGTACTATGAACTGATCCAAGCTGTTGGATCTAATGGCCTTGTGAACCGCGATGTTCAGGGTACCGCCCTTCAGTCCGGTCAAGGCATCATCGAGATTGCCGGTATCAAGGTCTTTAAGTCCATGAACATCCCGTTCCTGGGTAAGTATGGTACCGCTTACGGTGGCACCACCGGTCAAACCTCTCCTGGTAACACCGGTTCTTTCGTGGGTGAGTCCCTGGAAGATGCTTCCGGTGCTTCTACTGGTATCAACAACGACTACGGTACTGCTGCTGAAGTTGGTAGCAAGTCCTGTGGTCTTATCTTCCAGAAAGAAGCTGCTGGTATGGTTGAAGCTATCGGTCCTCAGGTCCAAGTGACCAGTGGAGATGTGTCCGTCATTTACCAAGGTGACGTGATGCTCGGGCGTCTCGCCTGCGGTGCTGATTATCTGAATCCTGCTGCAGCCGTTGAGCTGTACGTCGGTGCTACTGCACCTTCTGCATTCTGATATTTATTTTGGGAGCCTCTTCGGGGGCTCCTTTTTTTTAATTCCTTATTGAGAATGAGAATCAATGTCATTTCCTACCACTAATGCAACACAGGAGCTTCCTGCAGTAAATCAAATTTTGCAGTCATGTGGTCAAGCGCCTGTCACTACCCTAGATCAAACCAACCCGGACGTTGCGATTGCCTATCAGACTTTACTTGAAGTCTCTAGGGAAGTACAGGCTGAGGGGTGGTCATTTAATAAGGAGTTTCATTATGATATGACTCCTGATACTAATAACGAAATCCTTATCCCTAATAATGTTTTGCAGATTGATCTAAGTAATAATTCTGCTAACATGGATAAAGATGTAATCAGACGTAATGGTAAACTTTATGACAAAGCAAATCATACCTATACGTTTACTGAGAAGGTAGAGTGTGACATCACCTGGTTGTTTGACTGGGTTGATATCCCTGTGCCTATTGCTGACTTCATTACAGCCCGCGCTGCTACTGTTGTTTCTAGTCGTATTGTCGGAGACGGTAATCAATACCAAATCCTACAACAAAAAGAAGCTTTTACTAGAGCATCGGCAATGGAGTATGAGTGTAATCAGGGTGACTATACATACTTTGGTCATTCGGGTAATACTAATAGATATACAAGTTACAAACCGTACACCGCACTTTATCGATAAATGGTTGCAGTTACTCAACGGATCAATAGCTACCTTGGTGGCGTATCAAAACAATCAGATGACAAAATGTTGCCAGGTCAAGTCCGTGAGTGCTACAACGGATTTCCTGACGCAACATATGGTCTAACTAAACGACCAGGTTTTAAACATATCGTTAACTTGGGTACAGGTACTACTTATGATGATGGTAAGTGGTTCTATATTAAGCGTGATGACGACGAAGAATATGTAGGTGTCATCAAAGGTAACACAATTAATATTTGGAACGCATTGACTGGTGTTGCTTGTACTGTTAACTACGGTACTGGTTCTCAAGCCTACCTTAGTGGTGCTAAAACAAACTACAAAATTATTACTGTACAAGATACTTCTATTGTTATTAATAGTAGTGTTACCGTAACTGCACAGGCAACTCCTACGTTTAACCCTCACCGTGCAGCAAGTATTGAGGTTCAATATGTAACCTCTAGTACAACCTATTCAATTGATATTAAAATTGGTACTTCAACTCAAACAGCTACTTATACAACACCAAATTCTGCTGATGTTAATACAATTCTAAATCAATTAGAATCTGGTATTAATGGCATGACTGGCGCACACGCTAACATTACTGTTACAAAACTTGCCAACTCTTTGGAGCTTACTAGCACCGACGCGATGGATATTCATGCTCAAGGTGGTCTTGATAACAAAGGTTTGACTGCAGTTGAGGATGAAGTAGCTAGCGTAGGTGAGCTGCCTATTAAATCAGTACAGAACCGTACCGTTAAAATTGTCAATACTAACTCTAGTGCTGATACATATTGGGCTAAATTTGTAGCACATGATGGTGTGTCTGGTGAGGGCTACTGGGAGGAGACTAGAGATCCTGGCGTATCACCTGGTCTTAATAACTCTACCCTACCACACGAGCTTATTAACACCGCAGTTAATACGTTTACTTTCCAAAAAATTACGTATGAAGATCGACTTGTAGGTGATGATGAGACTAACTCACACCCTAGTTTTATTAACGAAAAAATTGTTTCTGGATTTTTTCATGGCAATAGACTTGGTTTCTTGTCTCAAGACAACGTAATCATGAGTCAGTCTGGCGACTTTTTTAATTTTTATTTTAAGTCAGCTCAGACTACTATTGAATCAGATCCTATTGATATTAGTTGCTCTTCTATCAAACCGACTGCTCTACACGCTGCATTGCCTACAGCTCAAGGTGTGGTATTGTTCTCTGAAAACCAACAGTTCTTGATGTTTGCCGATGCTGGTGTGCTTACACCTGCCACGACTACGATCCGGGCACTCTCTAATTATGAGATGGATCGGAACATAGAACCTGTTGATGTGGGAACTAACCTTAACTTTATCACTAAAACACCTGGCTACTCTCGTGTATTTAGTATGGTTACTAGGGGTCAGCAAGATAACCCCCAGGTGCTGGACTTGTCTAGAGTTGTAAAGGAATGGATTTCACCTGATGTTGATCAGCTGATCTCTAGCCCACAAAACTCGATGATTGCCATGGCTGGTCAGTCATTAAATGAGGTTTTTATTTTCCGTTATTATAGCGACGGAAAGGAGAATCTAATGGAAGCTTGGACTAGTTGGTTAATGCCCGGTACCGTGCAGTTTATTGAAACTCACTCTGATGATATGTATGCTGTTACCAAACAAGGTAATCAGTTTGTGCTGTCTAAAGCAGCATTGAGTCAAAGCCCTGAACAAGCTATTATCGTCAACAACCAAGGTCAAAAAGTTAACCCCAGTGTAGACCTGTATGCAACTGCTTCTAGTGTTGTTTACGATTCAGCTACTAAGGTTTCTAAATGCTACCTACCTTATAATGATGTGTCTGAGCTGACGCCTGTTATTGTTATTAAAGGTAACACAAGTTCTGGTTTATTTGTTGAATCAGGTTTTACTGTTACACCAGAACGTGGTAGTGACGGTACTGGTCCTTACTTTAGTGTAGCTAATAAAGACTTGAGTGGCGTCGCATCTGACGTTATTGTAGGTTTTAAATACAACTTTGATGTTGAACTACCTAGAACTTACTACAGACCTGACCCTAAAATAACAGATTTTACTGCTAATCTCACCATTGCACGTATGAAGTTTGCAGTTGGTTTGTCTGGCATAATGAGCTTTAAAATGGAGCAAACAGGTAGATTGCCTTATGAGGTTGAGTTTACTGGTGATGGTTCTACTACTACCTATACGTTTAACAAGCGTGACCTAGATTATGTAGACAGGTCTGATGTTTTGGTAACTGTTAATGGTGTCAATGAAACTGCTTTTAGTTTTACTAACGACACAACCATCGTCTTTACCTCAGCACCTGCTAACAATGCAAAAATCAAGTTCTTTATTAAGGATTGGTTTAGTGTTCAACCTACAGCTGAGGCTAACACGTATCTAGCTAATGATGTACCGCTTGATAATGAAAACGTGTTTACTATACCCATCCATCAACGTACAGAAAACTTTAGATTAAAAATGTTCAACAATTCACCGTTTCCTGTTGCAGTTAATGCAATGATGTGGGAAGGTAAGTATACACCACGTTTCTATAGGAGGGCTTAATTATGGCAGGTTTGTGGTTGGCTGGCGGTGCCGTTCTTGGAGGACTTACCGGTTTCTTTGGTGCTAAAGACAGCAACAGACAGCAAAAAGACGCTGCTAAACGCCAAAATAAATACCAGAAGGAAGTTTATGAGTTTCAATATGGGGACGTAGATGACGATGAACTCGGTGGAGAGGCTCTACGGGGATATGAATTTGCTGTAGAAGGTCTTGAGATTACAAAAGGAAATAACGAAGCTAACCTTCAGTATCAAGAGCACCTGCTTGTCCAGGATTATAACTATAAGATGGGCATTCGTGCTTACGAATTTGCCCAAGCTAACCGTGTATATAATCAGTCGGTTTCCGACGCATTGCAGCAGCAAAGTTTTAATGAACTTGCAGAAAAAGCTGCTATGGTCGATCAGGATAGGCTGTATCATGAGCAGTTGATTGATCTAGCGTTAGATGAAACTCAAACACTTTTTAATTACGGCATGGCTGCCGCAGGTGTTGGGCTGAAGAAACGTGCAGCAAAGTCTGCAGCAATCGGAGCAGCACAACAACAAAGGGTGTCAGCTTTAAAGGCTACTGGTGCTTCACAAGCTCGTGGTGTTTCTGGACGTAGTGCTGCTAGAAATATCCAAGGTATTTTAGCAGAAAGCGGAGCACGTCAAGCTGCTATTGTTGACAAACTTATGTTTGACACTGAAGCAACTGAGCAGGAGTTTTTTCAAATGAATCAACAGCTCGCTATGGATCAGGTTGGCTTTGAATTCAGTAGAGATAGTGCTCGAATGAGCGATATGTCAGCACGTAATAAGATTAAAGCCCAAGCACTGCAAGCTGCTATTAATGCTGAAGCAAGTATCGCGCTTAAACCTGAACTTGCACCGCCTATGCCTAAACCGGTTGTACTACCACGTCCTGAATATCAAGATGTGTACATGCCTAAGAAGCCGCCTAAGCCGATGAAGAATGTTGCTATGACACAAAACCCATTCTTGGCTGGTCTTAGCGGTGCTATCAGTGGTGCACAGGCTGGTTTGAGTATTGGCCCTTCATTTGGTATGGGAAAATAACAGGCCCTAGTACTGCAGGGCAATCTCGGGCAGTACAAGCAGGATGGCCTGGTAATCGGAATTACTAAACTAACCTATGTCTAAATTTAAAAGCTTTGCACAGCAGGGGAGCTTTAGGGATTACCAGATCCAAGCTCCTGACCAAACTGGTAAAATTAAAGAAGAAACAGCCCGCACCATTCGTGGTAAAGAGCGGGCTCAGGCGACTTTAGAAAGACAACAAAATCTATACCTACAAGCACAAAAACTTGCACAAGGTGTAGAAGAAAATCAACGCGAACAAAACTTCAAACTTGAAACTGAAAACCGACAAGCATTTCTAGATGCTCTTCGTCGTGATCACGAGATCCAAACTCGAAACGATAAGATTCAAGCAGCACAAAGCGCAGAAACCTTTAAGCAACTTAGTGCTTTCTCTAAATCTGCTTTTGAGTTGTATGGTCAATACCAAGAAATAGACCTTAAACGGAACCAACAGGAGAATGCTAGATTAGCTTACGCTGCTGGTGCTGACTATAAAACCGTTGTAGCTATCCAAGCTCTGGGAGATAATCTTACTAAATCTGAGTTTGCTCAAACAGAGTTTATACGTCAAAAACTTGCAGAGGGTGGTAATGTAGATGCCCTTTTTGCATTGTACGAACGTCGTGCAAGTAAAGCTTTCATTAATAACATTGCTGTTGCTCAGAATACTGCCCATGGTGCTTCCATTGGAATTCAGCTAGATCAGCAAAAGTTTCGTGATGAGATTCGTGAAAGCGAGGGTCGTGCACCTACAGTTGAAGAACAGCTTAGACGCTTAAAGACATATACAAGTGAACTGTCTGCAAGTTTTGTAGGTGAAGATGGTAGGGGTCTAAATGCAAACATGCTTAATACGTATGTTTACCCTATTATTCGACGAGCTGAGACAAGTATTCAAGGTAATCTTGAAAAAGATAGGAAGAAAGAGCAACAATCTATTGTCAAGCAGAATTTCACAAAAGCAATGAATACTGCCTGGAATACAGGCGGGTCTTCAGCAGTTATAGCGGAATTAAGAAGGGATCCTTCTGCAGACAAATTTGCAATGGTTGCTGATTGGGCTGTAAATAAGTCTCTTGATTTTTCTCCAACTGGTCTGAGTTCTCAGGATCTTGATAACCTTCTTACTTTTCAATTTGAAGGACCTAACTTTAAACAGACTGGGAAAAAAACTACTCTTAGACAATCTCGTGGTGGTCTTGACGATGTCGCTAAAATTGAACAGGCTCGTAATGTAAGAGCTAGGGCAGAGAAGCAGTTGACTAGAGATGCAGCAGCAGAGAGAATACGTAAGGCTAACGCTGATAGTATTGATTTTGCCAATGAATCAATTGGTGATAATGAAGCATCACTTGGGGAATTGGAGCAAAGTCGTGCAAACGATGCCGCTACAGGTATTCCTGGTTTTGTGTCTGAAGGTACAAAATTTTTAGAAAAAAACGTAAATACTGTACGGTTTGAAAGCTTTTTTAAAGCAGATTTCACTAAAAAAGTAAATAACGGTACTCTTACTTTTGAAGATCTTAATCAAGCGGGTGTTAGTTACAGGCTTAGGCAAGAATTCTTACCTGCTCTTGAAAAGCAAAACCTTATAACACAATCAAAAGAATATAAGAATGGCGTTCAGGCTATTAAAGATGTTATAACAGGACATCCTCTTGTCGCAGCTATGCGGGGTACTGGTAATCGAGATCATTGGACTACCAACCAACTTGTAAATCAAGAGATTCAAGAATTTAAAAAACAAGCAATTAAGCTTGGCGACCCTTTACAACTTTCTACGCTATCAAGCGGTAGAATGCAAATAATTCAAGCCAATCAAAAGAGGACTGGTTATATTAATAAAAATGGTCATTACACTTCACTTATAGCAGAAACTAAAGAGCAAGCTGAAGACTATAGAGCCATGCAGTTTGAGGATAGTAAATTTATTGAAGGTAGGCTGAAGTCTAATTTTAGTGATCCTGCTGTAGCTGTAAATGTCTATGGCCAAAATAATTTCTATAAAGATTACTACCCTATGCAAAGAGGTCAAATAACATCAAGGCTTAGAAGACGTGCTGCTCAAATGGGTATGTCACCTTTGGCTGCTATTAACTTCCTTGCCGGCGGTGTAGGTCAACCCGCAATTGCTGAAGATGCAGCAGTTCAAGCTCTTATGGAAAAGGTAGCACCTTTGAATCGGTTGATTAATGTTTATCGTACCGAGGCTAGATACGACCGGGCTATGAATCAAATAGACAATACTATGTCAGAAGCCCCTGTTAGAGGTGAAGCACCTAACCCAACCCCACGGCAGGCGTATGATTACATGCGTGCTTTGGGTGTCTCTGACATCCACGCTAAAGGTATCCTGGCTAATATCCAAGGTGAAGCTGAAAAAACTGCTGACGGTCGTTTTGTAACAGCAACGATTGGAGACGGTGGTATGTCTGGTGGTTTATTCCAAATGTACAACGATCGTTACCGTAAAATGGAGGCAGCAGTTCCTGATTGGAGAACAAACTGGCGAGGACAGATTCAATTTGCTCTGCAAGATGATCGCGCACCTGAATATCTCCAGATGAACTTTAATAGTGCTGAAGAGGCAGCAGATTGGTTTATGGAATACTTTGAACGACCTGATCCCGTGCATTACGGTACCCGTAGAGAACTTAATAGATCCTTTATTCCTCAACTTGGTTTCTAATAAATGAACGATTATGAAGATCAACTTCTAGGGGGTACGCTCCCAGAGTTAAATCTAGAGGAAAGAGCTGAGCTTGAAGCTGAGCAAGCAAGAATCCAAAGTGAACTAGAGTTAACTCAACCGGAAGTTGAACAACCTGAGGTGTCCCAGGCTGCAGCTACGGCTGCTCCTGTAGAGGCACCTCCACAACAACAAACAGAAGAACCTCTAATCAATGGTCGTCCACTAAGTTATTACGCGGATCCGACTGGTGCTGAGGCAGTGGTAGCTGGTGTAGAGGATTTTGTTCTCGATGCCCTGAATCTCATTCCCAATGTAGACATTCCTAAAGCTCCTAAATTTGAAAACGACATCAATCAAAGTGTTCGGGAGATCTCTTCAATTGTTATCCCGACTGTAGCACTTGGTGGAGCTGGTTCTGCTGGTCTTGCTGCAAAAGCTGGTCAATTAGGTAAAGTAACTAAACTCGGCAAGTTCCTTAACGATCCTCTTACCAAGCATATAGGTAACATGGCATTCCAGGCTGGTACTGGTGCTGCTGTGGACTACACCGTAGAGATAAACCAACAGGATGATAACCTGGCTGGTACACTTCGTAAGACATGGCCCCGCTGGTGGGGTTGGGTACCTGAAGACCTTGCTACACTTGATAGCGACAGTCCTGAAACTAAGCGTGCTAAGAACGTAACAGAAGGTGCCTACCTTGGCATCGGTGTTGATATGTTACTTGGTCTTAACAAGCTGTTCCGCAATGTACGTGGTCTGCAGCAGGGCGCACCAATTCCTAAAACTGAAAAGGCTGCGGCTGCTTTAGAACGTATGCGTGTAGCAGAAGGTGATGTAGAAGATGTTATCGAAACGTCTGCTGCAAAGCGTTCTGATTCTTTGGATGAGCTTGGTAGCTATAATGCAACTAACGCAACCGATCCTAACAACCCTATCTTTGGTTACCATGATCTCTATGGTTATCAAGAGGTTGGCACACGTTCTGTAGACGACCTGGGTATTGTCGGTGCTTCTATCGACGCTGCACGTATTGCTGGTGACATTGATACTGTATATGGTCGTATTGGTAACTCAGTATCTGAGGGTGCTCTTAAGTTTAGCCTTGAGGGTGTTGAGAACCAACAGGCAGTACAGAAAGGTCTTGCTGATGTTTTGACTGAAGCAGATGAATACGGTTACCGTACTGCAACAGGTAAAGAGATTAGTAGTGAACAGATTAAAGATGCTGGTGAACGTCTGGCTGCTACGTTCTACGAACAAAACGTAGACCAACTACGTACAAGTCTTGCTCAGTACCAACGACTCAATCAGACTACTAATGCTACTGTACTGTCTGACACCGCTTACAAGGGTGTTGTAGGTGCGTTGAATAAGTACATGGATGACTTTGTCAACATGGATTACATGCGTGCACAAGCGTACGTAGGTACTTCCTTTGCTGGACAGATCTCTGACATGGCACAAGGTATGCGCCTTACTGAAGGTACACCTGCTATTGAGCGTGCACAGGAACAGATCCTTGATCGTATGGAGTTCCTGATGGTGCAGAAGAATATTACTGCTTACTCCGACAAACGGTTTAAGAGTATGTTTGGTTTGTTTAATAAACTGTCTAAGTCTGATGCAGACTCTATGACTATTGCAGAGGCAAACCGTATCCAAGCTGCTATTAAGGGTGCAGAAGATGAGACGGCTGCTGCTGTAGCTAAGATCAAAGATGAAGCTAAGTTCACTGTTGACAACTTGCGAGAGATTGCAACTGAACAACCTGAAATGCTGAAGCCTTTGATGCTTGCTTATGAGTTAACTGACGGTAACGTCGATACCATTACTAAGATGAACCGGTATCTGAAAGAATCTACTGGTATTCTTAGAAAAGCATTTATCGACCTTAACCCTGAGATCCCTTCTGTTGTTCTAAAAGGTTTCTATTCTAACCTGTACAATGGTACGTTGAGTGCTTTCGGTACACCAATTAAAGCAGGTTTGTCTGCTGGTGCACAGCTTATTGAACGTCCTTTGCGTGGCATGGTAGGTGGCTTTAACCCTAAAGATTTGTCTACTGTACGTAGGGGTTGGTATCAATACAGTGCGTTTGGTGATGCACTACAAGGTTCATTTGCTTACATGAAGCAGGTGTTCAAACGGTCTGGTATGGATCCTGAAGTAGTTGCATTACGTGAAGACTACGGTATGCCTTCTAGACAGCTTGAGCTTATTAACTCATTTGCTGATGCTAAGGCTGCTCAAGGTGACTATGGTCCGCAAGTGTTTGCTGAGATGGTGAACAACATGCAAGACCTTGCTAATCATCCCTGGATGCGGTTTGGACAACGTTCTATGCAAGCTTTGGATGGGTTTACCCAATCAATGGTTGGCTTTGCTGAAGCCCGTGGTCGTGCATATGACGACATTACCAAAGGTGGTCTGCTGGAGTTTGATGCAGAAAAAGCTGGTGAGTTGTCACAAAAGGTTTACAGTAAGATGTTTGATGACACTGGTCTAATTACAGACGAAGCTGTCAGTAAATCTGCTGGTGAAATTGCACTTAACCTTGACAACGCAGCTACAGATGCTGTGTCTCAGCTTATTAGGCGTGCTCCTGTTCTTCGTCCGTTCCTGCTGTTTACCAAAACACCACTGAACGAACTGGCATTGTCAGCTTCTTATAATCCAGTAGGATTGTTTGTTAAGGACATGAATGCGTTCAGAGAACCGTTTGAAAACATGCCTTATCAAGAGGTTGAGCAGTTACTGGCAGCCCGTGGTATTGAGGTAACTCCTAACACTGTACGTGCTAAGTACGAAGAGATTCGTGCTGATCTTAAAGGTCGTAAAGCTCTGGGTGCTTTGATGGTTGGCGGTACAATCTACGCTGCTCTTAACGATAACATTACTGGTAACGGTCTTTATGACAAGCAGAAGCAAGCTGCACGAAGGAATCAAGATTGGAAACCTCGTTCTATTCGACTGCCTGGCGGTCAATGGGTGAGCTACGATAACCTTGGTCCTATCACAACTTGGTTGTCTTTAACAGTAGATGTTATTGATAACTTTGATAGCCTCGCATCTAATGAGATTGGTGAGCAATTCCGTAAGTTAGGTTTTGTTCTTAGTTCTGCTATTACTGACAAGACAGCTTTGTCTGGTCTTGAACCGCTTATGGACATTATTAGCGGTAACCCCGGTGCTCTTACCAAATGGAGTTCTAGCTTCCTTACCAGTGCTACCGTACCAGGCTCTAGTCAACTTGCAGAGATCTCACGTCTGATGGACCCAGGTCTTAAAGAAGTTGAAATGGAACTGTTTGACATGATGCGTAACCGCAACCCATTTACTAAAGGTCAGCTTCCTGCTAAGTATGACTACATTGATGGTGGTGAGGTTGGTGTCCCTGACAACATTATGTCTAGGGTTTGGAATACGTACATGCCCTGGAAGGTCAACGGTAAGATTAGCAAACGTAAGCAGTTCTTGATTGATATTGAGTACGACGCACGTCCTACCTTGAGCACTTACAGAAAGGTCAAACTGACCAATGACGAACGTTCTGACATCCTTCAAATTATGGGACGTGATAAGCTGTTTGCAGACGGTATTGATCGTGTTATGAAGCGTGTACCTGGTGGTGTCGAAGGTTTCCGCAAACGTTACATGGAAGCCGTTAATGCTGGTCTTAATCCTGATCTAAGCACGTTTGAAGGCATTCATAATGCCATTGACCAGGAACTTAGGTATGCAATGGATCTAGCAATTGCTGCTTCACCGACTCACTCTGACATGACTCGTAGACGTTATATCCAAGAGGTTAGTACAGATCTACTTAGCAACGGGAAACAAGACGAAGCTCAGCGTTTCCTTGACTACATGGAACAATTCTCTCGGTAATTTTTTAACAAAGCGTTATGGCTACTACTTCCAATACTTTTACAGGGAACGGTTCAACAACGAACTATTCTTTTACATTTGAATATTTAGAACAAGATGAAGTCAAGGTAGAGCTTGATGGAGTCGCTTCAACTGCATTTACTTTTGCCAACGCTACTACCCTTAGCTTCACCACTGCACCTGGTAATGGTGTCGTTATCCGTATTTTCCGGAATACTGATTCTGACACCTTGAAGGCTACTTTTTTTCCAGGCTCCGCCATTAAAGCAGAAGATCTAAACGACAACTTTACTCAAAACCTGTTTGTTACTCAAGAGGCTGATAATAATGTAACCACTTCCATTGCAACAGCAAACACAGCTAAGACTACCGCTGATTCAGCGGTTACTACAGCTAACGCTGCACAAACATCTGCTAACAGTGCAGTAACAACTGCTAATAGTGCGGTGACAACTGCGAATACAGCTAGCACAAACGCTACTACTGCTGTTAATACTGCTAATACAGCTAATACAACCGCTAACACAGCTCTGACTACTGCTAATGCAGCAAGTGCTGCTGTGTCCAACGTTGTTGCTTACGCAGTTACTGCCAACGTTGCTGCTATCCCTGGTAGCCCGTCTAACAACGACTACATCGAAATTAGTGACTCTACAGGTATTGAATCATTCACACCTCTCTCAGGACTTCCTAGTGGGTTTGTAGGTGCCGCCGGTCTAACAGTACGGCTTCGTTATGACAGTTCTACCACTAGTTGGGTCTGGGTTAGTTACTTTGCTAACGATAGTGAGTCACGTTATCTGACAAAGAACATCCCAGTCGTTACTGGTGATTCAACTAATGGTTCTGGTCAAATTACACTTAATTGTGAAACTAATACCCACGGTGTGAAAATTAAAGGTCCACCACATTCTGCTGCAGCTAACTACACACTTACACTTCCTAACAACGATGGTAATGCAAATGATGTTTTGCAATCAGACGGAAGCGGTAACCTAAGCTGGGTTGCTCAATCTGGCGGTGTTAGTTACTCTGATACTACAGCTAATTTTACAGGTACTCTACAAAATGGAGGGTCTAATGTTGTTGTAGATAGTGATATTGGATCTACGGTTCAAGCGTATGACGCCACTATTCTTAAAAATGCAAACATTGGTGTTTCTGTACAAGCGTACGACGCTGACACTGCAAAGACCGATGCTGCCCAGACCTTTACTGCTGCACAACGTGGTGAAATTACTACACTTACTAGTGGTGCAACTGTAACCCCCGACTTTGCTGATAGCAATAACTATACACTAACTCTTGGTGCCAACCTTACTATTGCTAACCCAACTAATTTAACTGTTGGTCAGTCTGGTTCTATCTTCCTTGTGCAAGATGGCACCGGCTCCCGTACAGCAGCGTGGGGTTCTTATTGGGATTTTGCTGGAGGAACCGCACCAACGCTTACGACGACAGCTGCAGCTGTTGATCGCGTGGATTACGTCGTTCGTACTACTGGTTCTATTCATGCTGTTGCCACTCTCAACTATAGTTAATTATGGCAGTATTTAATAATATTTTAGCAGGTGCCGCCGGTCAAACAACTGGCGGCGGTGTTGCTGCACCAACTACCAAATCGCTGCGTTTTAACTCAGCAGACTCAGCAGAACTTACATTCACTCCGTCATCTGCACCTAATCGCAAAACTTGGACGTTTTCAACATGGACAAAACTTGCCAAACACTCTACTCGCTACGCATTCTTACAAAGCAACGCTTCAACTTATGCGTACTTTGGAGCTATTGAATGCGTAAATACCGGTAAGTTATCAGTTCAATGGATTGGCGGCAGTATACTTCTTACTGATGCCATCCTGAGAGATACTACTGCTTGGTATCACATTGTAGTTTCTGTAGACACTACGCAAGCTACTCAAACTAATAGAGTCAAGGTTTATATTAACGGTGTAGAACAAGGAATAACGGGTACTTATCCAAATCAAAATGTTGATACAGGATTTAACTCACAAGCTACACATAGACTTGGTTCGTGGCCGGCTGCTTATGGTATCGGATTTGCAGATTTTTATTTAGCTGATGTCTACTTTACTGACGGTCAAGCACTTGCTGCGTCTGATTTTGGTGAATATGACAGCAACAATGTTTGGCAACCAAAAACATTTTCTGGCACGTATGGTACGCATGGTTGGCATTTAGATTTTTCAGACGACACCAGTACGACAACGATTGCTGAAGATTCAAGTGGAAATGGTAATGACTGGACAGCAAGCAACATTTCTGTAACTGCTGGGTCAGGCAATGACTCTTTGTTAGATTCACCTGATAATAATTATGCAACGTTAAATCCTTTGGATGGCAATCCATCGGGATTATCTAATGGAAATCTTGATGCTACCTCTGCTAATGCATATCCGACTATTTTTCCAGGATCTGGTCAGTGGTATTACGAAGTTAATGGTACTGGGTATACCTGGGACGGTACTCGCGCAAACTTTACGCCAAGAGCTGGTTCTCACAATTTTGGGCAGCGAGCGTTCTCAGGAACTCCATCAAGTGGTTACAAATCCTTGTGTACAACAAACCTACCTGATCCGGCAATTTCCGATGGCTCAACAGCAATGGATGCTGTTATTTGGGCTGGAGATGGTACAAGTCCAAGGTCCATAACAGGTTTAAATTTTTCTCCAGACTTTGTTTGGACTAAAAATAAAAACCAAAATTATTATTATAACTTGTACGATGTTATTCGTGGAACAAGAAAACCACTCCATTGTGATAACAATTTAGCGGAAGATGCTTCCAACGATGCTATTTATGGTGGTTTAAGCGCTTTTAACAGTGATGGTTTTAGCGTTGCAACTGGCAATACTTCTAGTATCTGGGCTAATCAGTCTGGTCACAATTTTGTCGGTTGGGCATGGGATGGTGGATCTTCAACCGTTACTAACACAGATGGGGATATTACATCTAGTGTTCGTGCTAATACGTCTGCTGGCTTTTCAATTGTTAGTTATACAGGTGTCTCCAGTTCTACGTCTACAACTATTGGGCATGGTTTAAACGCAGCTCCTGAAGTAATCTTTGTTAAAAACAGAGACGACGCAACCAGTTGGCAGGTTTATCACGCATCACTTGGTGCAAGCAAAGCGGGACAGCTTGATCTTAATTATAATTTTGGATCTGGAGTTTGGAACAATACAGAGCCAACATCTAGCGTGTTTAGTGTAACTACTAATACACCAGGTGTTAGTCAAAACCTTAAAGATTACATTGCTTACTGTTGGACATCTATTGAAGGTTATAGTAAGTTTTCAAAGTTTGTAGGGAATGGTTCTGCTGATGGTCCGTTTGTTTATACCGGGTTTAGACCACGGTGGATTTTAATTAAAAGAGGAGACGGTTCTTATGCTAACTGGCGCGTGTTGGACACCGCACGCAGAACTTATAATCCAAACAACAAAGAGCTTTATCCTTCTTTGCCTAATGCAGAGGCTACATTTACTGCCTTAGATGTCCTCTCAAATGGATTTAAGTTACGTACTAATAACTCTAACTACAATACTTCTTCCGTTGATTATTTATATATGGCTTTTGCTGAACATCCTTTCAAAACGGCTCGCGCATTTTAATTAATTATGCTTACTTTAGATGGAAAGACCCTGCAATATGACAGGGCATTTACACATGATGGGATTTCTTACCCCGCTAATTGGTTGCGCTTGACTACTTTGAAAGAGAAGCAAGCAATTGGTATTGTAGAAGTTGCTGACACCAGTCAATCTTGGGATGAGCGTTTCTATTTGGGTGTAGATACTCCTAAACAACTTAATGACGAAGCTCTTCTTGATGAAGATGGCAACGATACCGGTAAAGTGCAGGCCGGTTTAAAGACTCTGTGGAAACAAATTCAAAATGAGATTGCTGCATCACTACTTGCACTGTCTGATTGGCGTGTAGTTAAAGCTGCTGAAGTTGCTGACTACACTGTCGAGAACGAGTGGCTTACGTATCGTGCTGCAGTCCGCACTGCTTGTAACACACGTCAGACTGAAATTAATGACTGTACAGATGTTGCAGCACTCAAAGAACTTATTGACAACCCTACTACTACTTGGCCTACATCACCATGATCACCCTTATCCGTCCAATTCTTTTTTCATTCCTAAACTCTGAAAAGGTTAAACGTCTTATTGTTGATTTGTTGACAAAATTGGCTGAACAATCTGACAATACTGTAGACGATCAAGCAGTAAAATTTATTGAACGCGGTTTGTTCGGTGGACCACTGGACTGATCCTCCTGTATTGCCTTACCTAAAACTTCCTGAAGCACCTTTAATACCACCCCCTATACTGGAGATACCAAAAGCGGAGCTACCTAGTTACAAACCGCTTGTAGTGCCTCCTAACACGCTTCGGCCGCCACCAGGTATTCAAGGTATTAATACAGCAGATGAACCTCCACAAGAGGAAGCAGTTACAAAAACAAAACCAGCTGCACCTATAAAACCTGCAACACCTATAAAACCTGCTTTACCTGAAGAAGCACAGATAGTAGAAATTCCGTTTACGGATATTGAGGTACCTATGCCTACAACTACTATCATGACTACAGCAGCTACAACAGCATTTATTAGTGTTGCTGCCACCCTAACTGCTACGTCTTTGTTCAAATATATTGTAATGATACTCAAACCAGTATTCAAACAAACATGGAGCAAGTTGACAAAAAAGAAGGAACCAAAGGTTTCTTAGAAAAAGTTAAGGAAAATACTGAGGATGAATTACAAATTCTTGGTACTTTTGTCCGTTTAGGTGTTGTCGTATGGAGTGGTTTTATTATCACTCTTAACTACGTTGACCTACCTATGATTAAAAAAGGGCAAAGCGGTGGCGACATAACATTCGTGGCTAGTGTCTTTACTGGGGCACTTGCTACTTTTGGACTAACCACATCAAACACTAAAACGAATCCTAAACCTCCTGAACCTAAAAAGAAAGAAGAATGAAACGTCTTATTTTACTCTTGATGTTGGCTAGCCCAGCTGCAGCCCAGCAAGTTACACCAAATTTTACTCAGGGTAGTATGCAATCCACCACGACTACCACTGTGGACATCGACCGTACAGTCGAAACAAATATCTATGGTGGTGATTATTCATCATGGTCTGGAACAAACGTAACACCCAGCGGCGACATCGCAGACACAGCAACTACTTATTCAGTAACCAATGCAGGCGAGCAGTTTCAACTAGAAATCGTCAACCGTGCAGCAGGGAAGATCGAAGACAGTCTTGTAACCGAAACCATTCAACAGGTTTCCACTACTACTTCCTTGTCGGTCTTCTCTCAGTAAGCCCAGCGTTTGCTAACGAACAACCTAAAGTTCAAAATACATCTAATCCTGTGGCAGCTGCTACAGGTAATGTAACTAATCAGGCGGTGCAATTTCAAAACAATGGAGCACCGTCTCGTCAATACTTTGCAGCCAATAATAGTTGTAATGGAACCACTATGCAGTTTTCGCCCTTTTATATGGGCAATGATACTATTCCTCACGAATATACTGGCTATGTTCGCAGCAATAACTTTGGCGTACAACTAAATTTTGCTGTACCACTAGATGGCGGCATGATTGAAACTTGCAAAGCTATTGCACGTAAACACGAACAAAAGATGCGTCTTGATTACGAGCTTGTTCGTGCACTTAAATGTACTGAAATTATGAAAACTGGGTTTACTTTTAGACCTGGTTCACGTGTTGAAGTACTTTGTAATGACATTGTACCTATTGTATCATTAGAAAATGAGTGAAGCAATTGTTAGCATAGCCGTCGCAGTTGTTGCGGGAGGCGCTGCTTTAAACAACAGATTACATAATCGAATAAATAGCGTCCATGAGCGTATTAGCGCTCTTGACCGTAGACTTGACGGTATAGAGCTAACAGTTGCTTCTGACTATGTTAAAAAGGCTGAACTAGCCGAATTACTTAGTCGTATGGAAGACCATATGGTACGTATTGAAAACAAACTTGACCAAATAGCACTTAGAAATTCTTAATTATGGCTTATCAACTTGTAGACACTTATACAGGTGTTATTCTTAGTGATTTTGCTAAAAAAGCAGAGGCTGAGAAACAACTTAACAGAATGTACAATGAGCCTGGTGAAACTCGTTATGAAATTAAATCTACCCGTACTAAAAAAGTAGTGGAAGAAGTTAATGTCGAAGAAGAAAGCGACTGAAGATCAATTTAACGAGTTGCATAATTTGGTTACTAAAGAGTTTCTTGCCCGTATTAAATCGGGTGAGGCTACTACTCAAGACCTAAAAGCAGCTTGTGATTGGCTTAAAACAAATGACATCAGTGGTGTCGCCTTTGATGGTAACCCACTTGATAAACTTGCAGCAGTGATGCCTACTGTTGATCCTGAAATTGTACAGCGTAAACTCTATGGCACGAAGCTCTAAGTATAGCGGCGCTAAATACGCTAACGGTAACTACAAATCGTATCAAAAAAAGTACGATGCTACATCAATGCAGATCAAGAAACGAACTGCACTAAACAAAGAAAACAGAAAACGGGGAACCTATGGTAATGGTGACGGTAAAGATGTCTCTCACAAAAAGAATGGTAAAACATTCCTTGAAAAAGCATCCAAAAACCGAGCACGTAAAGGCCGAGCATGACCCCACTACTTCCAACTCCTGACGACTACCTTTTTAACTTAATAGTTATGACCTCACCAGAAGCCAAGCGCCTGTGGAGGCGCTCTATTAAGGA